ATGCAGTTATTCGATGTCCCATCTGAAGCGGATTTGAACAGGGATAATATCTTGGAAAAAATAGGGGTATTACGTCTAAAAAAACTTGATCTTATTATAAGAGAAGCCGTACAATCTTTTATTGATGATTATGGCGACCAGATGTTCTGGTTATCTTCAAGAACTATCGCATCCCATATTCATGATAATATGCACAAATGTTGCAAAAAGCTTTTATCCATTGAAGACAAGATGCGTCTTGTTACTCAAAACAACACATTTAAACTAATTCTTGACGACGTTAACCTCATATTACAATTCAAAAAATTTAACAAAAAAAAGCTGACCAGCAATATACCTACCAATGCATGCCTTGCCTTTGTTAGACAAAGTCCAACATTATTCCCAAGCTTTGTTAAATTGACTGTTGGTTATCGCTTAAATAAATCTTCATTATCTGGAAATTTTCTTGAAGAAACAATGATTGCATGCCATAATAATGAATATGCTAATCACTGGTCTACCAAAATATCTGATGCAGTAAATAGTTTAATTAAACAAACTGATTCTACTGTACCAAGCCAAGTCCCTACCCGTACATACAAAATTTCTCCAAAAAAAGATTTACTTATTATTTCACAAACAGAATAATCTTTCCTTTTCTGTTTACACTGTTTAGAAAGGATGTTTATTGTGACAAATAAATATCAACTCAATAGTTTCAATCCTGACATGCTAATAATAGCTCGTCAATCAAGAGGATATACTCAAAAACAATTAGCAGATCTCATCAGTCCTATCAAACAATCAAAACTTTCAAAAATAGAAAGCGGACTGCAAAATATCAATGATGCAGACTTAGAATTACTAGCAAATACTCTTAACTATCCAATTGATTTTTTCTATCAAAAAGATTCTTTATGTGCTCCAAGTATTAGTGGGCTTTTCCATAGGAAAAGATCCACTATTTCTGCTAAAACTTTAGATAAAGTACATGCCTCCATTGCAATAAAATGTATTCAGGTCAAAAAATTACTCAATTCTATAAATATAGAACATTTGCCTATGCCTAACTATGATACGGAAGATGCAACTCCATCAGAAATTGCAAAAATGACAAGAGTTTTATGGAATTTACCAAGAGGGCCTATAAAAAATTTAATATATGTTATTGAAAATGCTGGCGGTATAATTATTCCAATGGATTTCGAAACAGATAAAATTGATGCTATAAGTAGACGAACAATAAACGATATACCTTTATTTTTTGTTGACTTCTCAAGACCAATGGACCGCATTCGTTTCTCCTTAGCCCATGAATTAGGTCATATGATAATGCACAAAATACCTTCAAAAGAAATTGAAATGGAAGCTAATGCTTTTGCTGCTGAATTTTTAATGCCTGAAAATGACATAAAAGAAGATTTAGAAGGATTAACAATAAAAGATTTATCCTCTCTAAAGTTAAAATGGAAAACAGCTATGTCTGCCATTATATTTAGGGCTAATGATTTGCACTGCATTACCGAAGAACATGCTCAGAAACTTTATATTCAATTATCCAAACGTGGATATAGAACTAGAGAACCAAAAGAATTAGAGCCTGCAAAAGAAACTCCCTTGTTATTCTATGATTTACTTAAACTTCATCTCACTGACCTTAATTATTCAAAACAAGAATTAAGCAAATTGCTTTTAATCAACGAAAATGAATTAGAAGAACTCTTCCCATCAGATAGACCAAAGTTAAAAATCATTAAAAATAGACTTTGACAAATATGTATAATATACATATTAACCAATAACGTAAAAAATCCTGACTACTACACTAAGTAATAGTCAGGATTTTTTAATATGCATATGTCACCCATACTCCAGCTTTTTTATCTCGCCAATCATATTCTCCCCGTAATCCGAGGTATTTGCTACCTATCAATCGGCTCACTCCGTAACTGATACCTGTAACGTAGTGATCGATGTCAATCTTGGCCCCGATCTCTCGCAGAACCCCTGGCGCGGATGGTGGCAAGGATTTCTGTGTTTGCTGCAGCAAGTCTTCCTGATTCTTCGACGAGTTTTCCAGCTCGGTCAACTGCTTCTGCAGCTGTTTTATTTGCTTCTTGGCTTCGTTCAATTCCTGATCCGATACTTTCAATTGATTCCTGGCTATCTGCAATTCCGTTGCTAATTGACTGCTGATTACTAACTGCCTGTTGGAGTTTCGTTCCATGGTCGTTAGTTCTGTTTCCGTTATCACATATACCGGCTCGGCTGAACAAATAGCAGGCAAGAAAAAGAACTGCACCAACACCCATACCGACAAGAAAGCGATTATTAGATATCCAATATTTGATTTTTTCATACACATTATCACCTCTGTGGTTGTTTCCTTTTTGGAAATAGCCATTTTATAAATTTGCGTAATCCGTTACGCCACGGGCAACAGCCTTTGCAATCGCATCTTGTTTATGCTCCAGCAAAATAACATCGTGATCGTTATCGATAAAACCCATCTCGACCAATATTGCCGGCATATCAGTATTACGCAACACCGATAAATTCTGACGTTGTTTCAGTCCGCGATCTGGTATTTGTGGATCTATACTCTGCTCAGTATCAACAAGTTGCTTATGCACACAAGCAGCCAATCGTTCGGCCTGCCCACCAAAGTTAAACACCAATGTTTCAATGCCTCTTGCGTAGCCGTTAAAAGCGTTACAGTGCAAGCTGACAAAAACATCAGCTCCCCAGTCATTTGCCGTTTGGCAAACATTAGGATAAGCTGAAGACTCACCATTTAAATTATCGCTCTGCAGGCGCATCACCTCGCAACCGGCATTTTTCAGGTAGTACTCGACCAGCTTTCCAACGGCTAGTGCCACATCACATTCACGCAAACCACTTACCGGATTTACTGCGCCGGGGTCTACGCCTGGCATATGCCCTGGATTTATAAATACTTTCATTTTTTACGCTCCTTTCAAAATTTAACTGCAATTCTCATAGTTTCTTTTTAACAAAAGCGACTAATCCGCTCATAGCTTCCACGCCGGCATCATTTAAGTTTTCGATAATACTGAGCAGCTCTGTTACAACAAGATATCCAATAACCGTCATAACTGCCCAAGTAGGTTTATCTAAAACTCTCATAACTACATCAACAACAGCTGCAGATAATGCACAAATTAAATAAACACCGATTTTCCCAAGGAAACGGTGTTTCATAACTTCACTTTTTATCTTTTTGGCAGCTCTGGCTTCTCTTATGCCTTTTATAGAATCCAAAATTGTCGGTGCTAATATCCCCTTATCTTTAAGATACGAATATGAAATAGCTACCCATTTTGTAAAACAATCCATAAATACTAAAATAACAAAACTATAAAACAATATAGCGTGTTTATGAAATATCATGGCCAACATTGCAGCCATTAATGTTTTGTAAGACCACCCTTGTGTTAAAGTTTGAGCAGCTCCGATAGCCGCAAATTTAAAAGATTCCCAGTTCATTTTTGCCTCCTGTATAATGCTCCTTAAAGGAGAGTGATATTTTGAATACTAAAAAAAGAAAACGCATGAAACTACCAAATGGCTTTGGTAGTATTATTTTTTTGCACGGTAGCCGTCGTAGGCCTTGGGCCGTACTTAAAACAATTAACGGCAAATCAAAGTACATAGGTTACTTCCCAACACATGCAGAAGCCTTGATTTATTTAGCCGATTGCAATAAAGACCCGTCTATTTATCTTCCGTCTTTGATTACTTTCGGTGAAGCATACCAGCTTGAAATGGCAGAGCGTAAAGCCAAGATCGCCAGCGTCACAGCCAAAAATTATGAAGTAATTTTTGGCTATTGCAAGCCTCTGCATAATAAGCCGCTTACAAGCCTTAAAGTTGCCGATTTACAGGCCACAATAAAAAAACTTTCAGACAAAGGTATCGGCCATGCTACACAGAAAAAAGTACGGCAACTATATCATAATATTTATAACTACGCCGTTAAGTATCAAATCATACCGCCTACTGCAGATATATCACGGTTCGTAGATGTAGATTTGCCGAAAAGAAACAAAATAAAACAGCCATTTAACACGCGCCAGCTCAATCGGGTGAAAGCTCTTGCTGACAGTAATGATCCTCTAGCGCCTTATGCAATGATCGTAATAATGATGTGTTATAGCGGTCCAAGGCCAAGCGAATTTTTAGCGGTTGAAAAAAACGATGTCAAATTGCATTCCCGATTTTACCGGATACGAGAAAGTAAGACCGAGGCTGGTAGAAACAGGTTAGTACCTATAAGCAAAAAGGTCGTACAATATTATGACTATTGGCTGCAGCGTCCAGGAAAAACTCTTATTACAGACCCAGACGGTAAGCAGCTGACATACCATAGATTTCTGCATATTTTTGACAAGATTATGCAAACTACTCGCTGCAAACATAAACCGCATGAGTGCCGCCATACTTGCGCTACATGGTTAGATGATAAAGGAGCTAATAAGCTATCTATCAAAAAAATATTAGGCCATGCTACACAGGATATTACTGACGGCACATATACCCACAAAAATCTACGCCAGCTAAAAAAGGCTATTGACCTTTTGTAAGTAATTTGCAAGTATTTTTTTACAACAATACCTTAAAAATTCCTTAATAAAGCCGTTAAAACGTAAGTAATTTGTGTGTGATGAAAATCATCACACACAATCGTTATAAAAGCAGTATTTATGCGCTTTCTGTTGGCAAATATGGTTTTAGTTGTTCTGCTGTTGTGCAATTAGCAATTTCGGCACGCACTTTTTCAAATCCGCTGTAAGCCGCATATTGCTGCGCTTTTACAAGATTTCCTGCTTCCATCATCTGATCACGCGTTACCTCTAAAAACGACTTTTTATAAAGATTATTTTTATCTGTATAAACCCTGTACATCGTGACATCATTTTCCATAAGTGTCAAAGCAACCTGCCAGTTGTTCTGATCATCATCATTGCAATCGAACCCATAACCGCTGCCGTCTTGTAGCCATACGATAGCATGCTTTTGAGTATCATATTTTTGATATTGGTAATTTAATGCCTGTTCGCGCAGTTCTTCGAGTGTCGGAGGCACATATTCCCTGGCATCTTTAGCGGCTATATAGGCATCAATAGCAGCGATTTTATCCTCGATGGCGCTGATCGGTTTATCGCAAAAATCACCATTTACAACAGCATGGTTCTGCTGATCGTCATAGATTACCTCGCTTAATGTTACCTCGCCAGCCTGTAAGCTACCGCCGTCAATAATAAAGTTATCAGGGCTATCCTTATACATCTTTTCCTCGTTAATTATTAAAACCTCATTGTTCAATATTTGAAAACATTTCATAAGTTATCAATCCTTTCTTATTTTTCTGTCGGAGAACTGCCGAGCCACGGGCATAATATAACGATGTCGTCAGCAGGAAATCATAATCATGGAATATATAGCCACTATAACGAAGAAGGATCTAACGGTGTAGCTGACGCCTATCGTTCTACTGCAAATGGTGTCTATACCGAAAATGCTGGTGATCATACCCATATTGCTAATATCGAAAATACCGGTTCTGGTACACCTCACAATAATATGCAGCCTTACATTGCTGTGTTTATGTGGTTGCGTACCGCTTGACTCTGTCGGAGAACTTCCTGCTCATACACATACTGCAAGCACAAACACGGCAGGAGATCATTCACACACATTTACCTTTGGTCGTTCTTACGAATCTGACAGAGGTGTTCCCGGTGGTGGTGATGGTGATCGCACATATACCAATTCGACCAATACAGCAGGTTCCCATATTCATACTATTGCTATAAGCAATACTGGTAATAACAAAGCCCATAACAACATGCAGCCGTATATTGGTGTTTACCTGTGGCAAAGAACGGCGTAGTATGCTGTCGGAGAACTTCCAAGTCATAGCCACAATGTAACGGTTAGTACAAGCGGAAATCACGCGCATACTTTTACTTTTGTAAAAGAATACGACGCAGGTGGTACGGAACCGGGATCAGCTTCCTGGCGTTCTAATCAAGGCACAAAAACAACCGAGCAAGCAGGCGCGCATACTCATACAGTAACAATTAGTAACACTGGCTCTAATTCTCCTCACAATAACCTACAGCCATACATCGCTGTATTTATGTGGCGCCGCACAGCCTAAAGAGCTGTCGGAGAACTACCACAGCACAGCCATAATGCAACTTGCAGCACTGGGGGAGAACATAACCACGGCATAACCACAGGTAATAATACTGACGCTCCTTATAATATGGTTTCGACGCAGGCAAGGCAAACAAATACTACTCGTTATACCAATAATGCAGGTAACCATGCTCACACCGTTGTTATTACTGAAACAGGAAGCAATGCCGCCCATAATAACCTACAGCCGTATTTAGCTGTGTATCTCTGGGAACGTACCGCTTAATCCCCCTGTCGGGGAACTGCCAGAACATGGACACGTCGCAACATGTAGTACTGACGGCAATCATAGCCATACACTTAATGCTTACGCAAGTGCTTCCGGTGGCGGGGGTAAAGGATATTGGTTTGATCGCAGTGGATCATTAGATTCTACGCAAGGCGCTGGTAGCCATAGTCATACCATTTCTGTTTCAGATACTGGTAAGAACTTGTCCCACAACAATATGTCCCCATATTTATCAGTCTATATATGGAAAAGAACTGCTTAAGCAATTCTTTTCCAGCAGAAAATTGATATAAAAGGTGGCATATTTTCGTGTGATTGATTGCTCCCTGCAGCTGAAATATTAACACTAGGTGTAATGTTAGCTTGAATATTGAGATAATCTTGAGTATGTCCGCCACCGCCCCCGGTTAATCCCTTACTACCTTTAGTAACTGTTAAAATTCCTGAATAAGAAGGGCTATCTGCTCCAACAAAATATCCGGCACTTCCTGTTAAATTAACTGTGTTTGATACTATTTCATGAAAATGACTCGGCAGTTCCCCGACAGATAACTGATGTTCGTGTTCGCCGCCAGTACTGCCAGCTTTATATTCTACTCCCCACTCAGATTCGCCTTGTGCAAGTAATACACGGCCTGCTGGCATTGCTTCCCAAGTGCCACCAAAAAGAATTGCTGGTGATGTCGAATTTACAGACATATATATACTGCCTACAGGATATGCATCTAAAGCGGTAGATCTGATATTTTGTACCATCCATACAACACTACCGTCATTTATCTCCTGTCCTACAACAGCATTAGCTGCTAAAATTGGTTCAACGGTACCTGTGGTTCCTTCAGTTTTACATAACAAATAAGCCCAACTTGGACCGTTACCGTCTTCGGTATATCTTATATCACCAGCTATAATTTCCTCATTTGGATTCCATGCATTCTTACTTTTTCCAACGACCGTGATTATCTTATTTTTAATATCGCTAAGTAAATTAATTCCTTTCCCTGCCAAAAGAGTTAGGAAATCTCCCTTTTTAGTTGCAATAACATTATCTTTTCCAATAGTAAGCCCTTTTAAGTTAAAATCATTTGGATGAGCATCTGGAGCTTCATTATGTTCAGCAACTTTATCTTCTGCAATTTTTCTTGCATTAGCCACTGTGACTATACCTTCAGGATCAATAATCGCCGTAATATTAGCCATGTTTTCCGTTACTACATTAATACTAAATTCTTCTGAAATCACAACCGAACTCGATGCCGAAGGTAGAAAATCCGGAGATGTATCTGTCATTATTGCATACATTATTTCCCCAACATCAGGATCATTTGCAAATACACCACACTCACGAATATAATACCCTTCTGAAAGTTCAACATTAGTAACAATACTCTGAATTTTAGCCAATCCCCCATTAACACTGATTGCCGTTAATCCTAAAGCTTGTTTGGGTTGAATCAAATCAGTAAGATCTTCTGGCGATACTCCATCTGGAATAATACCAGAACCCAATTTCATCTTAGTGATCGTTAATGTACTACCAGCAATAGCTTTTGCCTGTAATACCTTTCCTTGTTTAGTCAACATTAAATTTGCCCAGTTTGGCATGTTACTTCAACTCCTTTGTGTACATAGATTGCAGCTCCAAAATAATTATTGATATTTAAAATCTGTGGTTTTATCTGTGATGGGAAAATTTCCACTTTTCTCATTGAAGAATAGACCCCTCCAACAAATAAGGAGCCAGCTATTTGACGGTCAAAACTTAAAGCGTCAAGCCAACTCCTAACATTCTTACTTTCTTTAATTGCCCTATACAAATTGTCCAAAACAGATTTATCTGGAATGCCTTCTGAAATCATTCTTACCTGAAAATGATATGGTTTACCACCATATTCCCAATTCTCATAAACTTTTGCTGATTTAAAAACAGCTGTACATACTTCCTCTACTGCAGCAGGAGTGCCTTTTCTCCGATGCCAGTCAATGGCCTTTCGTACTAACGCGCGCTTTTTATCAAGGCTTGCAGCATAATCATAAAAATCTACATGATACTGCCAAGCCAGTTCATCAACTAGATTTTCCGGTAATTGATCAAGTCGTGGCAACAATAAAACCAAATTTGCTTTTTCGTTTATCATTTGCAATTTCTCTACAATTGCATCACAAATATTTCTTACTGTTTCGTCCCCAGCTATACTGGATGGCAGAAGTTCCTTGAGGTTTAAATTATGCAACTCATTCATCTTCAAGACCTCCAAGCTTCACACTGACATTCTCAGCAATCGCTATGTTATTTTCCGCAATTACTTGAAAATTCGGAGATGCTATAACAACCCTTTTTGCACCGGCTTTTTTTATAAGACTAATCAATTCATCTGGATTGATATCTCTACCTAACTTAGACTTCTGCCATATAACATAATCATTTACAGCTTGTGCAACTCCACTTTGTATAGAAATAGACTGTGCCTCATCTGCTCGGTTAATGTAATATGTCACTTCAACATTAAATTTAACAATATCAGGTGCTTTCACAATCACTTGATCGGTAAGGGGCCTAACAGACCTTTCGTTACACGCAGTTTCGACAATTTTAAGCATTTCTTCACCTGGTACACCTCCCTCGTTAAGCAGCGGGACAATAAGAACTTGTCCTGGTTTTGGCGTAGTTACAGATACATCAACAATCAAATTAGACGCACGTTTTGCAATTCTTATATATTCGCCTACAGGACCAGCAACAGAAAATCCTTCAGGAGCTTCACGTATAGCTTCTCTCAACGAATCATCAGTTTCAATATCTGCACCGCCTTCAGACGTCGTTATATTTACCATCTTTGCCACATAAGGTATAGGATCAACAATCTTATTGATTTCTCCTGGTAAATAGCCATTACCAACAGTCCCTGCAACTGTACAAGATGCTGCAGCTTCGGCTTCAATCGTTCCAGCCAAAATACTCACATCATGATTGATTGCAAAAAACACATTATCACCAGCTGTCCCACGTGTTCCTGCTGGAATAATCGTCGCTACATCTCTAGCCTCAGATAATGTTATTTTCATTGTTGTAATTGCAGACTTCTCTCCCATACGCTCTACACCAACAAGTATGCCTAAATGATCCAAATTAGACCCTTCTGCATAACGCAACAGATTTTGCTTCCCGGTGTAGTTAATCTTGTTACATAACATTACAACAATCAATACAATCACATATAAAAATAACCGGACAGGATCACCTTGTGTAAGTGTCCTTCCAGTTATTGAGGTGTATAAATTTATAATTTCTGCCAATATTTCTTGTTCATCAGCACTGACAAATTCAATATCAGGTAGATCATTCAGTCTCATCCATAACCACCTTCACTTTCGCTCTGATTATTCCTTCTGCATCAGCATACCAGCCAACCTGTTTCACTGTTACTCTTGGTTCGTACTTCTTTAATGCAGTAAAAATTTCGCTTTCAACTTTAGCTTTTGCTGACAAAATAGGTTTATCGACAAAAGTTGCATCAACACCAAAATCGCGATCCAGCGGCACACTAAATTTTGAGGTGCTCAAAATAGTACTACAATTTTGCAATATCTCTGCTTCTTTTGTATGCGGTGCAAAATCAATACCTGCCATCCGACCTGCAAAAATCTCTAGTTCCATTATTATTAAGCCTCCTTCGTTGAATACTCTTGCAGAGATACATCTACTGTAACTGATAATATTTTGCCGTTAGCACGCCAGTAACTTACATCCTCTCCAATACTTTCCAGTACCCAATATTCATTAGAAACAGGTGTCCCTCCAAGAATAAAAGCAAAAACTTTACCTTCATCACGCATTTTCCTAAGACGTTTTAGTTCCATTTCCGGGCTTATACCGTGATCCGACCTCAATTGTATTTTCATACTTATTTTTTCTACATCTGGCCCTATAAATTCTAAGATAGGTTTCCTGCCAATAAGATCATGCTTTACCCACCTGCTTGACCCAGAGCGACTATAATCATGGAACGTCAGCATATAATCATGCGACACTACAAATGGAATATCTCCAATTGAACCGATTTGCATATTAACCTCCTATAATAACATCATGGCTGCCTGTAGCTACTGTTCCACCACAATCTATTGAGTCCCCAACCCTAGCTGCAGCCAAACCATTAATGATAACCGTACTACTACCGCTGATGATATGTGCCGTATGCGATGGATGCACAATACATCCATGCGGAGAATAACTATCGCCGACTCGCCCAGCACCTTTACCATTAATTATTACATTCGTACTGGCACTCACAAGCACAGTCCCTGGGCAAGCATCATGTCCTGTATCAGTATCGCCTAATCTTGTCGCCTGCAATTTAACCACCTCCTTTAAGTATTTTTGTATATAAAAAAGCGCCCTTAAAATAAGGACGCTTTAGTTAGCGATTATCTACTTTTTCTTCTTTGCCGTTCTTTATGAACGCCTTGCGTAACTCCATACAAATAACCCATCAAACAAGCCATAAATGGTTATCATGAAAATCAACTATAAACAGCCTACGAGCTGTTTTATTTTCGTTTATAAATGTGATATAATTGTGAAAAGCAGGCTGTAATATTATTTAGAAAGAAGTGTTCTATATGAAAAAATTAACTGCCCTATTTTTAATTTTAGTTTTTACATTAGCTTTAGCCGCTACGGCGTTTGCTCATCCAGGTAGAACGGATTCTAACGGTGGACATTGGGATAGAAGAACCGGAACATACCATAAACATTAACTTTCCCATATAAAAAGCACTCCTTAAGGAGTGCTTTTTATTATATATACCCTTTGCTTCTAAGTGCAAAAACAACATCAATCTGATGATTATGACTTATTTCTTTGCCCATGTAATCGCGCCAAAATTTATTTGGTGAAATATTATCAATATCGTCTTTTCCTAGTTTATCTATAATATCTAATGCCTCCATAGCATAGGTTCCATTTTTACTTCTTCTGTTATTTTGCCCCATTAAACTCAAAAAAGCATTTTTAGGACAACCTTTCGCAATACTGCTTGGACGCCCTTCAAATATCTTTTCAGCTGCAATTTGCCACGCTTCTCTTGCCGATATTCCCTCATTTTTCATCAGTTCAAAAGCCATAATAGCGCAATGACCATATTTGCCAAATTCCATTTTAACACCTCATAAAATATCATTTTATGAGGTTATTATAACATAATTTGTTCTAATATTTAACCTAATTTATATTCACCACAGCACCGCGAATGGTCAACTTTCCCGTAGCAACAATACTAATATCACCTGTAGCATTTATCGTTAAATTTCCAGTGCTACGATCATGCTTTATGACAGTACCATCACCAAATTTTATAGCCCTTACATCAACACTTCTCTCCTGTGGTTTATCTTCTTTTGAAAAAAATGAACCAATAATAAAACCCTCATTTAGTCCCTGTCCACTTTTATTTGGCAGCATTAAGCACAGAACTTGTTCATCAATATCAGGTATCCAGTAATCCTTGTCGACCATGCTTCCGCGATTTACAATCATCAAATTACCAGATACCAAATCGTCTTTATCAGAAAAAGCTACTCTTGCAGTATTTGTATTGACGTCAATAGAAGATACTCTCCCGATACGAATTATGTTTTTTATAAAATTAGTATCCATTTAAACACCTTCTTACATCGATATTTGTCGTATAACCGCTGCCAATATCATGTGATGCTCTGGTTATCAAGTACTTACCATCAAAAGCTCCAAATCCTAATAAATTAACTGTAGTCCCAGATAATAAGACAAAGTTCCCCAACATATTTAAAAATCCAGTAACTTCGTCTTTATTTTTTTCGCGCAACCGTTTTTTTGCTAAATTTAATGCTTCCGCAACACTTTCAACTTGTTCATTTACTTGCAATGTTTTTCCTTTTTTACCAGCAACAGTATAAGTTGCCTCAATATTAAATTTCGAACTGCCCTGCTGATAATTAACTCTGCAGGCAGAATAAATATCTCTAATTTTAGTACGCAGACTGTAGCCAGTACCAACAAACAAATATTTCATTTCAGACTCTTTTTTATAAACGGTACCTGGTTTTACTATTGTTATCTTTGCTTTTTCCGCTTCATATTTTGCTTCATCAAAAACAATGATTTTTTTATCACTTATTTTCAATGCCAGGCCTTTATCCTTACAAATTGCATATAAAAAAGACAGATCAGACTGTTCTGTCTGTTCTGCCCTATCCAGCACCGGATTTTCTTCTGTGTCCCAAAACAATGACATTCCTGCAGCTGAAGCTATATCATTAGCGATTACCTGCAGCTTTGCCTTTTCCCAACTCCGGCTACGTTCAGTACCTCTAAGAGTATTATTATCAGGCACGGAAACTGCTTTTATTTGTACTTCTGACGGATAGCCACTGCTTGTTATTTCATCGATTTCAAACAATCCCAAACGCAAACTTTGTGGTAACGCCGACAAAGTTTGCCAATATTTTTGCTGCAGCATTACATCTAGAAGTGCTCCTTTTTCCGGCATCCATGTCGATTGCCAAAGCCCTGCCTTGTCTTCCAATGTTATCTGCAAATCATCGGCTTCTCCCGATAGATTATCGGTATAGCTGATGCTTTTTAGATATTTACTGATATCAGCTGAAATATCTTTATTATTATATTTTATGATCGCCGATATTCTACGTGCTTCCATTTAACGCCTCCATGGTGGTAACAAACTAGTTGGGGTAGGCTTTTCATAATCTGGCACATCCAAAATAATACCTGCTGGAAAAACAACTATGTCAGCATATTGTTGGTTTGCTTCCAGCAACGCATTTACGCCACTTTCATCGTCATATAACTTTTTTGCTATACCATCCCACATATCGCCTTGGATTGTGTAATAGGTTTTAGCCATATGAAAGCCTCCTGTTCTGATTCTGCACTTCTGCCAACATTGCTTTAAATTCACGCATTTTTTGATCTAATAAAGTTGAAATTTCAGCAGTATCGGCATTCCCTTGTACGGTGATCTGCGGCGCAAAGGTAGCCGTTATTCCGCCACCAGCTCCCAATGGATTCCCCATGATTTCATTAGTTTTGGCCAACAATCCTATATTACGTCTATTGGGAGTATGCGGTATCGCGCTTTCACCAGAGTTTTCCGCAAAAGTAGTAAGAAATGTCCCCCTGCCATAAATACCGCCATACGCATTTTCTGCAACCTCTGCACCATTACCAGATGCCGTAATATTCACTTTACCAAAAATAGGTGTAGATAAAAAATTACTAATAGATTGCCATTTTTCGCGAAGCCAGGTTTCGGCACTTGTAAATTGTTCCTGAATATAACTTGTGAACCTAAATATTGCAGCAGATGGATTATCCCAAAAATAATCCCAATATGCGGCTAATGTATCCCAGTTGGCAATTATTGCCGTAACTGCGCCTATGATCCAGCCTACAGGCCCAGTGACAAAAAAGGCTATTCTAGCTATTGGACTGTCCCATAAAGTTGTAAAGAACTGTTTTACTGTATCCCAATGCCTGTATAAAATAGTTCCAGCAACAACTAATAAACTGATTCCAATCAATAACCCACCAATAGGGCAAGCTGCCATAGCCGCATTTACCAACATCATTCCACCACTCCACAGCTTCGTTGCCAAAGCCGCAGTCCTTTGTGCGCCAGCAAGAAGCATTGTTTTTGCACTTAATGCTGCGGTACAATTTCCTAAAGTCGTTTTCCACAATGCTAATGTAGCTATGCCCGCATTATAACCTGCAACAACTGTCTGTCCAATCTTAAAAGCCACCCATAAAGTACCAAAAGCCCCCACAGCGTAAAATATTCCCTGAACAAATTCAGGATGTGCTGTAGCTAAAGCAGATAACTTCCCCGTCCATACAGCTAAAGAATCACCTACATTAGCTATGACAGGTAAAAAACCATTCGCTAATGATATTTGCAGCGATTCAAATGCCGAAGAAAGACGTATAATTGCACCTTCTGCATTAGCATTCATCTGCTTTGCCATTTTTTCAGACGCACCATCACTGTTAACTAAAGAATTTGTCAAATCACTAAGCACTTTAGGTCCTGCCTGTAGTACTGCCAGCCACCCCGCTGCTGCCTGCTGCCCGAAAATAGCTTTCGACATAGCCAGCTGTTCTTCTTTACTTAATCCTTTCATTCGTTCTTGCAATTGGGCTACTATGATAGCCATCTTTTGAGGACCTTCTGCATTGCCAGTTTCAATACCCAAAGTTTTTAAAGCCATTGCAGCTTCTTTTTGTTCATTTGTCAAATCTTCCATTGACAAACCAAGCTGTTCTAACGCTTTAGTTGCCATTTTAGGCGGTCCGGCCAATCTAATTAAACCAGCTCTGAGTGCTGTACCTGCATTACTCGCTTTAATGCCACTATTAGCCATAATACCTGCTAAAGCGGCTGTTTCCTCCATCGATGCCCCAAATGCGTGTGCTACAGGAGCAGCATATTTCATCGTTTCTCCCAACATTTCCACATTAGTATTTGTGGATGTTATGGTAACAGCATAAACATCAGCCATATGTTGCGCTTTATCAGCACTTAACCCAAAAGCAGTCAGATTATCAGAAACAATATCTGCAGTACGTGCTAAATCAGTATTGCCGGCAGCAGCTAAATTTAATAATCCTGGCATACCTGCAACAATCTCTTTTGTTTTCCAACCGGCCATGCCCAGATAACTCATTGCTTCAGCGGATTGCGTCGCAGTAAACTTTGTTTGTTCGCCCAATGACCTTGCTGTTTGCGTCAACAAAGTCAATTCCGGACCTGTTGCATTCGCAATAGCGCCAACTTTAGACATAGCAAATTCAAATTTCATAGCTGTCTGCGCCGCTGAAATAAACGGTCGCGCAACAACACTAGCCGTGGCAGCAGTAGCAAAAAGACTTCTCCTTGCTTCCCCGAAGCGAGTATCAGCAATATTTTTTCTATCCAATTTCTCCTGCAACAGTTTCTGTTGTTGCTGAGTTTTATTAAGCATATCTTGATATCTACCCATTTTTCTTTCATATTGCTCTACGCTCATAGCTCCATTAGTAAACTCAGTATTTAATTTTTTTTGAGCAAGATCTATTCTTTTAACAGTCTGTTGTAATTCTGTCAATTGCGAATTTGCCATCTTGGTCGATGATGTAAAACTATTAGATAGCATTCCATTTATAACAAATGCTGTCGTAAATATATTCGCCATTTTTGCCTCCTGTGAAGATTTATAGTATAATTAGAGAAGGATAGAGAGGAGTGATAGATTATGGCAATTGTTTTAGCTATCATACTGATATTGGCGCTTATCCTTCTTTTTACATTCGCATCCACGGTCTCTTACACGCTGACAAGTTTTATTTGGCCAGAAAACAAATCTTCAGCCACTGTGGAAATTGATAATAACGATACCTGCGATGATGACACAGATTTTAACTCTAATCAAAAAAGTTCTGTTAAATATGATGGCGTTTACAGGCCCCTCTACGATCCTGATACGTATGACGGCATCCAAGACCCCGACGTGATAGCAGTATTAAAAGACTGTGACGAAGTTTGTTCGCGTTCCCCAATAAAGAAAGAATATTTACGTTAAAAGCCCACAGCATTATTCATGCAGTGGGCTTTCTTTTTTTATTTACGGCACTTATTGTTTCAAGCCATTTCTCTAATTCGTTCACTGGTTGATTAAACCAAAAATGAACATTACCATATTCAAATAAGCATACTGCTATTTCCCGGATAACTCCTGCAGGGCTTGATCGGTCAAAGTGCCTACTAAAAAAACTGATACATTAGAAGTCACTGCAACATATTCCCTAATTGGTAAACCCTTAATATCATCAATTGTGACACCTAAAACCTTCGCCGCAATAACAGCATGGAATGTTTTAGAGTACACAATTTCCGGGGTACCATCTCCAAGAATCCTTGCCTGCTGCTCTGCGGCCGCAAAATCATATCCCGTTAGTTCTCCCAATCCTTGTTTAAGTTTTTTATAATCTACTTTCATCATTTACCTCCAAATTTTAAAAGGGGCACCACTCTGCGGCCGCCCCCTTTATTTATTTTTAATTCAGGCCCAACGCCTCGCGGACATCAGCCAAATAATCGGTGCCGCCAATATTAGAAATATAATTATATTTATCAACTTCCAGCACGGTTTCGCCAGCAATAGTCACTTTAATATAATTAGTTTCAATGGTATTGCTGGAGCCGGTAGTCGTTCCAACGTCTAATTTGCCGAGTTCGGTTTTTTTCGGCACGCCGCGGATCACGCATTTTACAGCCTTTACGACGTACTCACTTTTTTCAGGATCGTAAAACTGCTGCGCGCCGCGCAGGTCTAAGCTAACACCCTTTTGAGATGCCAGGTTCATTCCAGGTTTAGAAATAGTACGCCAGTTAAGTACAGTTTCCATACTTCCAAAGTGCCCTAAAACAGGACTGTCTAACTCACCGGCAATACCAGCACCCTTTACTGTTTCGGTCATTGCATCCAAAGACGGTAACTGGACATCAGTTACGCCAAGAAGATCATTTCCGTCATTATAGGCTCTAAAGTTAATTAGCTTTTCCGGAACAACATTATTACTCATCTTTCATCCTCCTCATTAACCAAACAACGTCTCAAGATAAGACGTATCAAACTCGATCGTATTTTCAATCACACGTGCCGGCACCGGCGGCGTAAAATAAGTATGGAATCTTACCATACCGTCCATCTGATCTGTTGTTGGATTCTCCTCTTTTAAATATTCAATTCTTCCACCAAGCAAGAACCCTCTTGAAACAAATCCATTAATGCGAATATTTTCGCTATCCACGACAAGATCAATAAGTCGTTTGTTCATCGGGTTATCTACTTTAGACCAATAACTTTGAATAAAGGTCTGTGCATGCCAGTTAAACATACGCCGTAAACAAATAAAATTATCTTTTACATCTGTATTTGCAGGATAACAACCAGTACGATTCCCCCACAATTTCCATCCACCGATAAAGTTCAGAGCAGTAACTACACCTTGCCCATTAAGATAATTAGCTTGTTCCAGATCCAAAACCACTTCAGTTCCATCAGACAAACATAAACCATCCATTTGTATATTTTTATTTGAAGGACTTTCATAGGGAATATCATTATTTTTTGCATCCAAAACGCCCATCGCGCCCATTACCGCAGTAGAAAGATGATATTTCTTCTCGCCAAGTTTTACCATTGGCCAGCAGACTATTTGATCCACTCCAACATAATTGTTATTATTTTTCCAAGCCGGAACATCGGTATATTTTCTTACTGTGTCAGCCGGAACATCTACCAAAACAGAAGCTTTAAACAAACCGTTAATAGTACTTGCTTTGGCAGTCATAACAGCTGCCACTTCTGGATCGTGTGTCCAACCAGGAGCAAGCACCATACCAGGTACTAAACGATACAGAGGAAATACTTTTGAAAGATTCTCAAGACCTGTGTATGCACCCGTACTGATATCAATACCACCAATAATGTCATCCTTATCCACGGCTGAGGGATCAATTTTTTCATAGTCCAAAAAAGCACTGTCTGTAAGCTGCCCACCACTTAATGCAGTAATTACTAAATTCCCATCACTGTCAAAAGCAGCTTCATAGTCAACGCCTTCCGTCAACGGTTGTCCGGCAGATGCTTTTTTTACTTTCAATGTTTCAAGTAACACTGGATCATTTACAATCACAGTTTTTTCACTGCTGAACTGAACCTCTTTATCACTGACCGTCGCTTTGTGTTTTTTTGGATCTAAAACATTAACAAAAACTGTCGGTGAAACTGCATAAAGCGAATATTGGCTATAAATAGTTTCACAAAGAGTGTATTTCTCCCAATCTTCACTATATCCCATAGCCGCTACCGCTTCTGCATATGTATAACACAAAATAGGTTTATTGACCTCAGCTCTGTTACTTGCCAGATGAATCGGCGCTGTTCCCAAAATCACCGGCAAACCAGCAGTAGAATTTACTGCTGGAACAATCGATGTCGGTACCTCCGATGTATATACACCATGTTTATAAGCCATATTCTTATTCCTCCTTTTGTGCCAAAACAGCAGCTTGGTAATATTTATTCATAGGTGTTCCCGCTTTTGCAATAGCCCTTTCAGCTTCTGGCAATTCTGAAACAGCTACAAACAGTTTTTTAATTTGTGGACACTTTTCAAATACATCATCAATATGAGTTGGTAACCCGCCAATGAATACCTGATATTTCAATAACTTTCCGTTTTTGTAAGACGGACCAACATAAATAAAACGCTCAGCTTTTACTGCTTGGACATTTTTCTTATTAATAGCCATAGTTTATTTCCTCCTCTACTGGTTTACCCAATGTATAACTAACCGTCATTAATCCCTGCCACTGGGGGAATGGTTGATCTTCTACTACTTTAGACTTTATCGGTAGTATAAGTCGATGCTTATTTGCTACAGTACGCTTTTTCAGCAAAGCCTGACGTACGTGCTCCATTAAATTAAACAAGCTGCGCCATCCTTCGGCAGTATCGCCATCGACAATACTGAACCCGATTTCGACCTTGGCCGCACTCTGCTCCTCGCCATCTTCGCACTCAAGAACCAGCACGTACATACATGATTCACTTTCTTTGGCATTCGTTTTCACCGGCAGGTATCCGGGATAAACATTTATCGGAGAATAAGTCCCGTCAGATTGCTGCGATTCATACTCTCGGATAATATTTTTTAGAAAACCAGTCAAATTTTCCATTAATTCAACCTGTGTCATTAACGTCCTCCAACTTTCCCATAACGGTATGAAACTTCATGTAAAAATCTTTGATTCAATGTTTTTTCTGCAAACGGGGCAATCACACTCATTGAGCTTTCTGCTGAAAACATCTGCGGGACACTGGGGCCATGAGGTATGCGCAAAGGATAACGCATACTTAAATTTTTACGCTGCATAGCTCCAACATAGCCTTTCAATGAAGAACCAATAAATAAACCTAGAACTGGTTTGGGTTTATTTTTTTTCATTACTTGCACCCTTACTGGCCCTTTCTTATATGCCCGTACTCTAAAAGCAGTGATCAACGGTGCTTGCCCTATAGAACTGATCATCCCAGTAAGCTTTGACCTGGAAGCACGTTTAATACTTAAAGTAGACTTTATATCTTTTGCTGATATAAGATAGTTCTTTCTGATGGTTTTAGATACTTCAGTCTTTACCATTGTAGACGTACGGTTTATTGCACTCGCTGCAGCTGCTTTTACTTGCTGAGGATAATTCTTAAGCAGACTCTTCGCTTTCTCTATTTCCTTTGCATCAATAGATATCATCTGTCATTCGCCACCAATTGTATAGTCAGAATTCCCATATCATCAGCACAGCTCTCAACCAGATACTGCTTATCATCAATGCCGAAAAGCTGTCCATACACAGGAAGCTCAGGCAAAGCTTCTGCCAAGCAATTTATCTGCAGCCTACTACCATAGATCCCTGCATAAGTTTGATCAGCTCCATTTCCTGTTGATAAACTTTCTGCAATAGAAACATCCTGTATGATTGCGTCACATAAAATTCCGTTAAGATTATGTTCCTCGGCAAATTCCAAAAAATTTATAAAAGCCGCAGTATTATCTGCGGCTATCTGCTCACGAAAGGTTTTCATTTGACCGTTGCTGCTGTATTTACCGGAGGCAGAGCCCCCTCCTCAGCATTATTTACTGCTTCAAGCAACTCAACGAGTTTTGCTTTGTTAACGTTTTTCGGAATTTCAATCTCGCGAGCTTTACACATAGCCTTAAGTTCTTCATTCGAATAATCCTTCAAGGCTTTTTCTTCGCTATTATCGCTACCTGCATCAGCATCAGAAATTACGGTAACAGCAACTTTTTCAAATTCTTTTGGAGCCTCTTTTACTAAAGCATCAGCTTCGCTATCCGGCAGTTCAATAATAGTGCCTGCTTTATAAACCACTCCATTACGGCGCAATGAAAATTTCTTTATCAATACTTGTTGCATTTACAAACCTCCTTATTTAACTCTCAAAGTCGCCCAATCATCCAAAAACTCCGGACATACTACGCAGCGGCTGGACATAGCCAGAGTAGTCGTATCGCTTTCGGTATTGCCGGTTACTTTCGGAATGTAAGTGCCTTCATAGGTGCGAAATTGTTTATCGTCCTCCAGCTGAGTTACTGCGCCAAAGAGACGTTTTCCACGACCAGGAACACCAATAATCATATGATCATCAGGGATATACTGGGCAAGATTGCCGTCATCCCCCTCGTACACGCCGTCATAAGCGTAGATTTCCAGATTAAGTGATTCAATATAACCAACTCGCAGCAATTCCGGTCGTACCAGCTTCGGCCGAATACTCATCAGTGCTAAATTTTCACGGCTTGGCACCAACAAATATTTATAAAGCTGTTCGTTATTGAGCAGGTAGGATACTACATTCTGTGAACACAGGGCCACTGTAGGAATCATACCAGCATTGCGGCGGATCTTCTGAGATGCGTCACCCATGACATCATAAATTTTGGCGCTTGCATTATCCCATGTGTCCGATCCGGACAGAGTTGTTTTATTGTCAAATTCAGAAAATGTGATCGTATCAACAACAACAGTTTCACCATCGTCGGCATAACCTTTGCATTCGTATTCACCGTTGATCAAAAGCTGTGCAGCCATCCACTCCTGACGACGGACGCAGGCATCAATCAATTCTGCCATATCGTAAGCGCGCAATTCTTGCGCACGTTCTGCCGGAGTGCGAGTGCTGTAGATATCTTCCCCAAAACCACGACGCTCAATATCAGACGCTTCGATAGTCCGTTTAGGGCGCATCAGCGGAGCTTTATAAGACCTGATCTGCGAACCGTTACGGCTCATATTTACACCCTTGCTGCCCGGTACCACAAACGGCGCCATTCTGCGACCACCTTTGCGGTATTCCATATCTACGGTATTCGTCAAAAAGGTTTTAACCGCAGGGAAAAAGGTATCAATCAAAGTCGTAGTCGGCGGATTGGTGCGCTCAATCGCCTGCAGCAAAGTTCTGGTATCGTCAATATTAATAGGCATTATCTTCATCCTCCTTATTTCACGCTGGTCAAATAGATATTGACCGCGCGCAGTTCTTCTTCATGAGCAGTGGCATTATCAGATGTTTGTGCCACAATAAGTTTTTCACGATTAAATTGACCGCTGATATAAACTGTAGTAACAACGTCGGTCCCGGATAAAACAATGTCATTGGCAAGGATCACAGATGCTTTATCAGCTCCGCTTTCAGATGCTGTGCTATCTACAATCTCATATTTACCGCCAACTAAAGCTAACAATGTGCCTCGCTTATAGCTGGCCGTAACACCTTTCAGAGTTACGTTTTTAGTAAGTACCGGTACCGCTGTACCACCAATAAGCTCATCATAATGAGTTCCGTTCATGTTGGAAATCATTTCCATTATTTCGCACCTCCAAATTTACTATTCATTACCTTGGCCATCTTATCCAATGCTTTCGCATCTGCCGCTGCACTTACGGCTGCCTCATCGGCCGCAGGACTGGCAGCAACACCATCAACACCAGAGTTTTTATTGTCGGCTACCATAGTCGCCACGACATTTTGCGCAGCATTAGCAACCGCCCCTGCTGGAGCAACATTTTTTACTGCTTCTACATAATTTTTTACTTCCTCAACAGTTTTACCACTTTTCTTAGCTTCATTGATAATCGCAGTAATCGCGGCATTTTTTCCATCGTCCAATGCTTCTAAATCAAGTACACGTTGACGCTCGGCAACTACTGCAGCCTCCACCGCTTCGATATTATCAGACGCTGAAGCTGAAGACGTATTATTTACTGTTGTCTGATTTCCAACAGGAACCGATGTCTGAGTATCTTCCAACAGTTCCTGCAAGCCTAAAGCATTAAGAAACTTTTCTAATTTACCACTTGGCATATCTCTAACCTCACTTTGTTTAAATTTATTTTTTGCCGCTTCACTATTTGCAAAACGGTTCAAATCATAAGACACTGAATTCATAACCAAAGTATTGCCATTTAACGCAGCAGCAACTCCTCCTATGATCTCGTCAGCAAAACCTTTTTCCTTACATTCTGCAGCGCCCATCCAGGTTTCATTGGCCATCATCTTTTCGATTTCTTCGTCCGATACCTTACAACGCTTGCGATAGGCAGCGATAATGCTTGTCTTGATCGTAGCCAGCGCTTCTACCAACTTCGACAGTTCTGCCGCAGGATAGTATCCGCTAAGGCCGATAGCCGGGTCGTGGATCATCATCAACGAGTTGGACGGCATAATGATTTTATCTGCCGCCACGGCTACAACCGTTGCTGCGCTTGCTGCCAGTCCGTCAATTACCGCCGTGACTCGCCCGTTATAACTCTTAAGCAAATTATGAATAGCATGAGCCGCAAATACATCACCGCCGCCGCTGTTAATGCGTACGGTAACGTCCCTGCCGCCAAGTTCGTTAAGATCCTGGGCAAACTGCTGCGGCGTTGCCTCATCACCAAACCAGGACTGCTCTACTGCGATTGGTCCATAGATCAATATTTCAGCGTCGCCACTAACATCATTCCTCACCTGCCAAAATTTTTCCATCATTATCACCCCCATTCCCACCAGTATTATCAGCCTTAGGCGGTTCTAATCCTTTAGCGCGCCACGTCTGCTGCTCTATAGCGATTTGGTCAATGTTGCTGTCGTAATCAGTACCTGTAAGTTCCGCAGCTTCACGTTCACCGGTAGAGAAACCATATTTTACGCGTAAGGCCGCGCCAGTTACCTCTTTTACAGGATCCAGCATCCCCATAACAGGGCCAAACCAATCAGCATTACTCCATGCCTTAGTTATGATTGGATCACTACCATAGCCAGGAGCGCTAATTCTACCGATAGCAACAGCTTCTGCCAGCCACGCCTCATAAACCGGCTGACAAAAATCGCGTGCAAACCAGGTACGTCTGGTTTTAAAATTGCTGGCAGCTTGTAACAATGCTCCACGTGCTGCAGAGTATGAAGATTGAAAACGACTAAGTAACACCTCCGCCGGTGTTCCAATAGCTGCACCGATCTGACTGATCATCATATTTGTAAATGGTTCAAAAGTTGACATTGTACGGCTTGCGTCCATCGATTTTACATCGACACCAGGAGGCAGCAGATTAAGCGTTCCCGGACCAACTTCAACATGAGCCAGATCTTCTGGTGTTACGGCTTCCGCTTGACCATAAGTTGAACTTAGGACATCATTCATATCGTCAATATTGTTATTAGTCGTAAAAAACAAAGTATAAAACGATTTAATGATGGCTGCCGTAAGCTCAGCATTAGTATAACGGCTGACTTGCTTCAGCACTTCAATGACTGGCGCCAATATTGGCACACCTCTGTACTGCTCTGGTCGTTCTTCATGTGATATCTGTAAAATATTTGGCTTTCCGCTTAACCTTCCAAAGGCTTCTACCCTCTGCCACTTTAAAAGTGCAGATGGGTTAGTTAAATCAAAAGGTACTCTGTTCGCAATCCAATAGGCCACAACAGCTCCGTCTGAATCTATTTCTATACCGTTAATAATACGATTACCATTTTTATTGTTAGTCATTTCAACATCATAATAAGACGGCGAACCATACGATCCACTACTGTTTGGGTTACAGACCCTACTGGCCTCAAAAAGCTGTACTCTTAAACAATACGGATTATCAGGTACCGGCCTGCGATACTTGATCGCAGCCCACCCGTCACCATCTACAAGATAGCTCATATATGCAATATCCTGCATATCAAAAAAGTTATTCTTTCGATACAAATCACAAGCTGTGCTGTTTGCCCAAAGGTTAAATTCACGAAACGCCTGACGCTGCCACTCTTTAGCTTCCTCTGCAGTCAATCCCAACAACCTATAATCTATTTTAGGAGAAACCTTAAGACCCGCACCTATAACATTGCTTCGTGAAGTATTAATAGCACTTGAACCAAGCGGAGAATTACATACTAAATCTGCACTGCGGTTTCTTAATGTTGCCAAATTTACATCAACATCTGCTTTTGTACTGGATTTCAATGGATTATAGCCACGTAAAGTACTTCGTGTCCTACTGGCGCCGCCTTCTGAATAGCCGCTGTTAATAATTACAGGCACGTGTGCCTTTGTAGTAGGATGCCTGGCCTTAGCCGGTATTGCTTTTTTACGTTTCACCATTCTTCGACCTCCTTTTGGATATAGAAAAAGCGCCCTTAAAATAAGGACGCTTTAGTTAGCGATTATCTACCATTTACTCTCGATAATATTAAGTTTTATTCTCGTAAGTCCAAAAACTTCATGATTAACATTCATACCTACCTGCTCCAAGGTTTCTTTTAAACCGTTATGCAATGCTTCAGTATTATATGCGTAATATTCGGTAAGCAGTACATCTAAAGCAGTCATTTGCTTTCTGATTTTTTCAATGGCTTTCTTAACCTGCTCATTTTTAGGCGTATCTACTACCATTTTCTTTGCCCATATCGATTTTTCAGGCTCAACTGGAATTGGTTTGGGCTTTTCAGTAATAAATATCGACTTACAACTTTCTTCGCGATTTCTTACTTTGCAAATTTTTCTCGCTCCCGAAGCAGTTATAACTATAAGTGACGCCGTCATTGCTGATGTGCAACCCGGATTACCCTTTTTAAACAATTCCAGGTCTTCACCTGCCAGCAAAAAATAATCACGGCTTTTTATCAGTAACCCTTTTTTAGACCAATACGGAACAAGATTAAAAACTCCTGTCTTTAATACTGCCGCTAAATCACGTTTAGTTATTACTGGTATTCCTCTGTAATATTTTAAGCTTGGCTTGTATGGTTCTTCGATTAAAGTTTGTTGCTTTGGCAACTGTTTTAGCTTAGCTTCCATTTCGTTAAAAGCAGCAATGTATTTCAACTTCCACTGTAATGCTTCTTTACCAGTAAAACCCATCGCCAATAACGAAAAACCATCTCGATTCATAAGAAAACATTTCTGGTTTCTTCCATATGAATCAGGTAGTGACCTCTCATAAAAAAGATTGGCGCAATTTTGCGCTGACCTAATCAAAGATTCTATAGTTCTTAATACATCTTTGTGAAGCTTACCAAAGTTAGAAGCTATTTGCCTACTTGACACTACTATTTGATTATTTTTAATCTCTACTAAACTTTGCATTTTTACTACTCCTATTCTTTACCACAGGAGTATGATATAATATATTTATCAACTCTTGTGGTTGGTGCAAAAACAGCCGCTCGACTTTCCACGGAAAAGCGGCTGTTTTTATTTTTTAAGGTTTTCCTCTATAAGAAAAATCCCTTGCATAAGAGTATCAGTACGACTTTTACCTAACACATTTGAGCATTCCTCAATTCTGCGTAATTCATCAGCAGTAAGTCGAATATTCAAACTCTTATTGCGCGAGCTCTCTGCTTTAGGAGGTCTCCCAGTTCTTGGGCTCATAATATCACCTCACTTTTGCCCTCGCATATATAATATCTTATGCGCGCGCAAAAGTCAAGTATTATTTTCTACACCTTATATATTGTGATATAATTGTGAAAAACAATGGAGATGATTCATTATGCCTAGCGATATATTTAAAACTTTAATCGAACGAGAAATAGATATTTTTGCCGCTACTTTCTCACAAGATAGTCATAGTTTGTTTAGTGACACAAATAATAGATTAAGACATCCCGGTGAATATGGAATTTACAGAGAACGTTGCCTAAAAAATATACTGCAGAAAACACTTCCTAAAAATTATAATATTTCCGATGGATTTATTATAACTAGCCAAAATAGCGTTTCTACACAGTGCGACTTATTAATACATGACTCACAAGTTCAACCAATTATAGATAATAATTCAGCAAAATTTTTCCCTGTTGAGGACATTTGCGGCATCATAGAAGTAAAATCTGATTTATCGAAATCAGATTTTACTTCTGCGCTTAAGAAACTTGCTAATACTAAGAAACTTCAAGATCAAAAATGCACATATACCGATCCTCACAACCAAAATGCTTTTTTAAATTTCGATTACATCCCTTCCTTTTTAGTTTGTAATAAATTAAAATTCGATGTCACTACAATAAATTTCGAAGAAATTTATAACGGAATCGACCGTAAATATTGGCATAGCATAATACTTTCACTTGGCGACGGAATAAGCACTTATCATTTTAAAATTGCTGATTTCCAAGAAACTAATCCTCGTCTTTATACTTTTTGGAAATTTGAACGGCATGTAACTAATGTTGACACAGATTTTTTTTGGACTGAATCCACGATAGCAGTAAATTCATCTGAAAACGAAAAATTAATTCAAAAAATATCACCTACGCAGTTTGAAATAGATTCTAGAAATAAATACCATCATGTTTTATTATTTTTATCAGGGTTATTATTTTCTACTAGTAGCTATAATAAACCCTATACTGAAGTAGGTAGCTACCTTGGAATGACTGCTAGTTTCTTTGACAAAAATATATAACTTCTAAGACTTGAATCGTTTTTTCTACTTTTCAAGTCTTTTTATCTTCCTAATCCCGCATAATAACCTGAATTGTTCTGTTGGATCTCCGGCTCTGACCGTCATCCGTAGTCGCTCCTGCAGCAATAAGATCATTTATTTCTTTTCTTATTTCTGATAAATCAGCTCTCGTCAGCGTTCTATTGCCAATTCTGTAGCTTTGCCCTGCTACCAAAATAGACTGTTCTGCAGATAAATACTGCTTTAACCGTTCATTAAGTACAGTACTTGCCACTAATAATCCCCCCTCACACCTTTTCTAATGCAGCCGTAGCCGCCTTTAGGCTTGTTTTTCAGTTTAGACTTTACCGATTGTTCTTTGATTACATTCAGGCTGTTGATCAATTTTTCCAAAGCTTCGAAATCAGGGTTTACGCTTAACATACATGCGAGGTTATAAACCCGCAGATCCAAAGGCTCGTTCCGTTTATCTTTAGCTATATTTACCCACTGATATACTAATACGCCATTCTTGCGGCGCGGCTCTTTAACTTCAGATATCAGGCCCTTGAAATAATTCTCATCGTAGCCGCGATTTCTTAAGACCTCGCCTATTCTGACATTAGCAGCATCCTCTCTTTCATCCAATGGAAAGTGGAAATATTTAGCTCCTGGAACAACAATCGATAATCTATCCATAACATATTGTTTGCCGCTATCCGTACCCAGCATTACCAGCGGTATCGTATGTCCCCTTACGGTTTTAACCTTAGTGTACTTATGCAATAACGGCACTCCTGGTGTCGATGAACCTTTTATAGCAAAACGCTGCCTTGCAAATCGTTTTTTACAGTACGCATAAACTTCTTTCGTGTAGTGCCCACCTGAATCGATAAATGTTCTCGCAACCAAAAGACCCTTACCTGAAGCAAAGCGATATTCCTTATCCAGCTGTTCGTCCAGCATATCCCACACTTTAGGTGTATCCGGTACGCCCAAAATAGTGCCCTTTTTTATTCCCCAACATTCTTCAGCCATTCCCCAGCCACAAATCTCATACTCGAGCCTGTTGTCTTGTACGTCAACGGCCGCTGTTAAAAGCAGCACGCCTTCCGGCAGCTCGGCGCCATAGTTTTCACGCCTGCGCATAAACTGCTCATGGCTTTCAAAATTTCCCTTGCGCTCATATGCTTCTCCAAAACGAGTATTAACAACTACTTTTTCACGCTCTGGATCACCCTGTGCTTCCAACCATTCCTGCATTACATCTGACCAATTCACCCAAGGTGATGCAAAACAGTTAACAAAAAAGCTCCGTACCCCCTTAGTGAGAGCCGAAGCATTTTGTGCAATATATTTTTGTGCAGCCTGCCGCATTTCAGTTTCTGTAAATCCAAACCCGCAATCTGGGCAACGCCAAATAACTGACTTAACGATAACCTGCCTTGTTCCCTTTTTATCAACAGAACAGTCATAGTCAGTATGCATATCCCGATGCGTGACTAAATGCCACTCTTTGCATTTTGGGCATTGATGCTGCCACTCTTCCTGAGTCCCTGTTATATACTCATCTTCTATTCGACTGTCTCCAGCATTAGTCGGTGTTGAGAATAGACCCATTACGCTGTCCCAAAATGTAGTCATACGCTTTGCAGCCAAGCTGACCGGATCGCCTTCTGTTCCAGCACTTTTTGGAAAACGATCAACTTCGTCTGCCAGCAGTATTTTTATCGGCTTACTGGCAAGACCGGCAGGGCTGTTAGCCCCCGCCATAATCAACCTGCCGCCAGGGAATTGTTTAGAAAGGATAGTATTGCCGGCATCACGGCTTTTTACGTCTTTAAAAATATCTCTCAATACTTTTGTATCTCTGATCATCGGCGCTATACGTGATTTACTATAATCCTGTGATGTTTCGATAGTTGGTTGGATCATCATTATCGGTGCTGGCGCCAGATGCGCGAACCGACCAATAACATTGTTCATGATATCGGACTTTCCAACCTGAGATGCGGTCTTTGCAACCACCCTAGTTATGCCTGGTTCAGTAAAAGCATCCATAATGGCTTTTTGATATGGAGCACGATTTGTTCGCCATCGTCCAGGCTCTGCAGCAGCTTCACCAGATATCATCCTATAGCTATCAGCCCATTCCGATACTGTTTGATCAGATAACGGCATTAATGACTGTTTTAAAATTTTCTTAAAAAGTTCAACCGTCTTCTTCATCACTAAATATCTCCGGATCATAATCGCTAAGCTCAGTTAACCTTGACTTAATTTCTTTAGAAAGCTCAGTCATAATAACACTTCTACTCTGATTTTCCAATATAGCGGCCATCTTAGCTGGTATCACCAAAAGCTGGCTGCGCAACTTAGATAACATATCTGTCATAACCCTTTCGACATCTGCCGCATCATGTGAAAGATTTTGCCGTCGTGCCAATTCAAGTTCAGCGAGTTTACGTTTTGCAGCTTCATGCAGTGCTTTTTCAGACCAATAATCATCTTCATCTTTGCCAGAATATTTATTTTCGTAGAACGAAGCTATTGCCATTGTCAAAATGAAGTCGCCTTCTATTTCACGATGCAAAACTTCCTCATTTACCAACTGATTTACGCGTCTTTCGCTGATCCCCAATAATTCGGCAAGCTCTCTTGCAGAGCCACGTTTCAGCATTTTCGCCACGTCTATTTTCACCACCAGTCTACCACCAAGGGAAGGAAATAAGAAAAAATATTTTTTTATCTAAACCTTTTTCGGCGCTCGAAAGACCCGCAAGGCTCGCCTCCTAAGAAAGAACCTATGAAAATTCTCCTGTCAATGGGCATAAGAAAAGCGTCCACATTAGTGAACGCTTTAACCATTAAAAACAATTTTATATGCACCTCATATCAAAATAATATCCTCATCTATTAATCAATAAGATTTATTCGCACCTTCTTAAATCTTTTTTCATCTCAATAAGTATCTCTTCTAACTCCCATTTTATATGTATATATCCACCCTTATTGTTTATCTTTTCGTTTAATATTATTGCTATAACATCGATGAGTTTCTCTTCAATATTTCTAGCAAAATATAATCTATGTTTCTCAAAATATAGCCGCAACTTTCTTTTTTTATTTTCTAATTTTTTACAATTAGATTGTTGTAAAAAACTATAATACGTTTGATTTAATCTATCAAACGTATTTTTTTTCTCATCTGTATAACTGTATAAAACCTCTTTTTCAAAATGACTTATTTCTAAATCATTAATCGCTATACTCCAATCTTTTTCATTCCAATAATATGGAAACTCTCTTTTATCTATTATTGTAGATTCCAAAAAAATACATACTTCTGATAACTTTTTATACATTTCATGATAATATTTGGTTTTCTTATCATAAACACTAATATAATTATTTATATCTTTCTGTATAACATTTCTATATTTTTCAATTAATATGTCATTATTTTTTTCAATGGCACTATTTATTAACATCATTGAAATTTTGTAAATAACATATAAAATTACAATGCAAACAGTTAAATCAATAAAATCAAAATTAAATTTTCCCATTATCTGATTTATTAATCTAATTTGCAACAAATCAGCCATTAATTAATCACATCCCTATTAACTATAGCAATATTATATCACACGATTGAATCGTACGCTTGCTCGTGTTTCTCGCTCACATGATCACCACCGCCTCGTTATTTATGTTTGTTTCAACACATGAAAAAAGCACCCACGTTTGTGAGTGCTTGGAATATTATTGTCAATATTTAATCTGTCTAAAAATCAATATTGGTATAATTTTATATACCGAATTAGAACATAAGCTCTTCATAGCTCCACTATAAGCATCAATAATGCTATCTATACTATCAATACCATTCTCCGCCATTTTTTCAATTTCAGATGCATAAGCAGAATAATACAACTATGTTTTTTATTTTTTAATCATAAGTTAATTCTGCATTATAACTTGCTTTGTTCGGCGGCTCATGATCCCAGCATTTAGTTCTTTGAGAGCTTTTTTAGACAACTCCCATTCTCCATCTAATGCATCATAAACAACCACCTTACTTATTTTCTTTATTCTATCATCATCAACAATCTGTTTTATATCAACCTTTAAAAAAAGGCTTTCTGTTTCATGTAAAATTTTAGGTACAGTGTTTTGGGAGGTTATAAATGTCTCACCATTTTCACTCACCAAATATAACCCTTGCACATTCACTGGACGCTTTCGCGAATTAGTGACAGTTATATAAATTGCTTCTTCACCAATTTCATTATTATTTATTATCCTCCTTATTCCACCTTCTACTTTAAGCTCTCTTCGATCGTTATACCATTGCACTAAATTATAAACACATGCCCCAACGCCTGTTAATGCACCTATTAATGCTGTTATATCCGTTATAGTAACATCCATATAAATTGCTAAACTCCTATCATCAAGATAGCTATATTATACCACAAAAGCCAACTAACTTTAATTTGTTAGTTGGCTTTTGTCAATTTCTACACATACATTATATCACGTCAAGTATGTGACATTCTATGACATCTTTTCTAAAAATTTTAATGCTGTAGCATGGCATCTATGTACCTGTCGCCAGCTATATCCCAAATCTGCGGCAATCACTTCCCAACGTTGGTAATTCAAGTACCGTTTGAACAATATCAGCTGCAACTTCTCATCGTCAAGCATTTTAATTAGTGCTCTCGTCGCCGCTAACGCCTCTGTCAGCATCTTAATATCGTTTTGAATATCTTTGTCTAGGTCAACCAGTTTTGCAACTGCACCGCCTATTTTATCGCCGTCGCCTCCACCTCCAGGTGCAAAGCTATAAACCGGCGTTATCTTTGCGGCCAAGTCTTCTAAATCCTGTAACGTTTGCAAATCTGCTTCAAGCTGCTTTTGCCATACCCATGCACTTTTTAACCTTTGCTTTATTTCATCCGTCGTAGGCATCGCATCACCCCTCTGCCCGTAAAACATATGCAGCAACATCTATCGCAGCACTTTCAGATTCACTCAACTGATAGCCTTGCTGTATCTGCCCTAATAACCCGATCACGTTTTGAAGCCGGTTTTCTTTTACACAATTTACCCTGCGGCAGTAAACTTTATTCTCGCTTACCGGACGGCTCCACACGCAGCCCTTACACTTATGTGCCAATCTAATCACGCTCCTTTACTCCAATTGCTCAATTCTTACATAAAGCCCTGGCTGCTCTGACCAAAACTTTTCTGTAATCTCACTTGCTACCTGTGCATCATCTATCCAGTAACCGAGCCCAGTCATTACATCCTTAAGCAGCTTGATCATATTATCAGTGTCCGGCTTTGTAATTTTATATTCGCCGTTCTTATGTTTCTCTGTAGCTGTATAGCACCATTTAGTCAAAAGCCTTATCGGACCGGTCAGCTTTTTTTCAGGTACATAAGTTCCCAGGTGCGCACTAAACTTCTGTCTGGCATCTTTAAGCGTAGCTGGTTCATAGTATTGCGGCTTACCGTTTACAACATGGGCCTTTTTCTGCTGATGCGTAACTGTTGGCAGTTTCATCGGAATAAAAAACTCAATCATCGTACGCGCCTCTTTCATAAGCTTCCCGCCATTCTTGAATCGTAGCCAGCAAATAGTCAGCGCCTTCTTTACTTCCAAGCAGTTCCTTTCGGTCAATTGTATTTTTTACGATAAGAGTTCCATCTGTTTTCACGAAACCAAATTGTAATTTTCCGGCCTTATCGTAACAACGCATAAAGCTATTTCCAAATTTTACAATTTCTCCTTTTTCAGTTTCCCAGTATTTACTATTTTTCATTTTTTATTCGCTCCCTTTTTCCTTTCGCGCGGTATACCTCTTCCTACAACCGAAAGGAATTTTCCCGCCAATCCAAGGCGGAAAATCCTTTTGTTGTATAGGAATACAACCTACAATGACTAATCATATATAGATACATCGCGCGCGCGTATATCGCGTATATAATATTAGTGAACATTCACTTGCGGAAAATCTCGATAATCGCTCGACTTTTTCCGATTCGGAAATTCTCGATAATGTTCGAGTTTTTCCAAATTGTCAGAAAGCGGCGTCGTGGAAAAACACTCGACTTTTTCCAATTCGGAAAAGGAAAATCATTCGACTTTTTCCGTTTTCCGAACGACTTCTCCATTATTGTTTATTGCAAACATTCCACTTTCTCGAATATGATTCTTCACCGTTTTTTCCGTCACATCTAAATAACTGGCCAAACCTTTTACTGTCGGAATCCCGCCAAAACTTTCTGCTTCAAAAGCTTTTTGTAATGCTATTATCCGTTCTTTTTTCAAATCATCCGGTGATTTCTTCTTTTTGAAATTCCGTTGCCAAGCTGGTCCTTGTCCGTCAGGTTCGATATCCTTAAGACTTCCAACGTCATCAATATAATGTACAGGATAATTAAACCAAAGATTGATAGGCGGAAACTTCGGAAACTCACGCAGTGTCCCCTCAATGCGCCATGCAGTACGTTGCCGCACCCGCTGTTTGGCTACCGGAACCGCTGTTTTCACAAGTTCAAGATTAATATTATTGCCTAACATCTTATGGCAGTAATCAAGCAACACAGCACTGCTCAACTCGTCATCCTGTGATAAATCCTGCGTATAAGCCGGGTAATATCGTTTTAAATACGCCAGGCACTCGGCGCAAATTGCTTTATTTTCTTCCTGCTTCAGCAATTCTTCTGTTGGTTCCAGTTCTATCAAATCAAGCAATGCGTCAGGATCACGGGCAAATACTCCTGACCCTGAAGCTCTATCCATAGATTTTTTACTGCCCTGACCACCCTTTGAATGATGGTGGCAGTAGATCACAGCGCAGCCCAGTTCCGTGCAAACTTTATCGAACTGATTACAGAAATGCGCCATCTGGTCAGCACTGTTTTCGTCACCGGTGATGATTTTATAAATCGGATCGATAACGATAGCAATATAATTCTTCTTTGCTGCACGCCTGATCAACTTCGGCGCCAGCTTGTCCATCGGAATCGACTTGCCACGCAAATTCCATACATCGATATTAGACAAATTGCTCGGCTCCCAACCCATTGCCGTATAAACATCCTTAAAACGATGTAAACAACTTGCCCTGTCAAGTTCAAGGTTCACATATAAAACTTTGCCCTTTGTACAGCTAAAATTAAGCCATTGACGCCCTTCAGCAATCGCGCAGCACAACTCTATCAAAGCATAACTTTTGCCCGCCTTAGATGGCCCTGCAATGAGCATTTTATGTCCTTGCCGCAACACATTATCAATCAACGGTTTTGCCAGCTCTGGTAGATTATCCCAAATCTCGCTAATACTTTCAGGCTCCGGTAAATCGTCATTGACTGCCTCGATCCACTCCTGCCATTCTAAAAAGCTGGCTTTACCGATGTTGGTATCAACTAAAAACTGTTTGTGTCCCTGGCGCATCACGCCCGGCATTCTACTGAGCCGCGAAGGATTACGATTTTGAGTATCGATTTCAAGACCGTTTTTCTTACAAACAGCGTAAAGATAATCAACACGTTTACGATATTCCGCATAGTCTGCTGCATCAATCCTAACAATAGCATGCAACGACTTTTTCCCTGAATGTACCAGGCAGGCTACTGGCAATTCCAGTGTCCGGATAATTTCATTCTGCTTGGCAATCTCCATTTTGTCTGATTCTACCAGCGCATACCGAAATTCTGTCACATTGTCGTTTTTCACGCCTTTACCATCAAGAGGATTAAAACGTATCCATGCGCCGCACTCAGGGTTATAATCGCCAAGAACTCCGCCGATATCACCCTTACATTTATTGAGCTGCTCAATGAGTTGCCCAGCAGTTCTATCAGAACAACCCTTTGACGGTAGATATTTACCGTCTTTTTGCCATGATTCCGTTACATAACCAACATTTTCTGTGCTGTCGAATAAGGTTTCTAAATAAGTTACCAGTTCTTTTACTGGGTCCCAGTTTTCCGGGTCCGCTATTTCCTGACCCTCAATCCAATTCTTATCAACCAAAACCATATCGTCCTTTTGCCCGATGATATCATCCCATGAAAGCTCGTGATCGTCACGCAGCTGAGGTGTCCAGCCATTATCCTTTGCCATTGCTACAATCGTTCCGCCTGTCACCGGCGCGCTGGTATCACCTCTGAATGTCTCCCATTTTTTACGACATTCGTTTGCGTAGTATCTGCCAGCATCACGTTGGCTCCAATCATCCCACACACTCACATGATATCCCTCAGCCTTTAGTGCCATGCCAACATTGACCCACTCCTGATAATCAAGAACGCTTGGATCAATATAATCAAGCAGCGGTATTAAATCTAATTTATTATCCATAAATGTTCTCCTTTATTCAGGCTTGTAAATCCGTGGATCAATACCTGCCGGAATACGCCAGCCACCGGCAGCAATCCTGTCTATCAGTTTCTTGGCATGTTCAAAAGACCAGGTCCCGACGTGCTGAAACCCACGACCTTCTAAAAAGCGAATCTGTTTCGGTGTTGTCAGACCTTCACTTCTGCGCTTATCCAAACGATCAAGGATTTTTGCAGCTTTACCGGCATTATCAATACCATCCGGATTTATACCGAACTTCTCTAATGTTTTCAGCTGCTTTTCACTGGCCGGACTCATTTCCCAACCAAAAGCCGGTACATAGCTCGATAGATCCTCTGCTTGGATACTCATTTCAAACTGCAGCGGATCCACCAATTTACGCTTACGCTGCTTCATCGCTGCCAACTGCTTGGCTAATGCTTCTTCGCGCTGAGCAACAACATCTTCCGAAGCCTGCTTTTCTACCACTTCTAAATCAAGCGGACACGCAGCTTCATTCAATTTCTCCGTCATAACCTTGGCAACTTCTTCGTTTATGGCAATCAAATGAGCAGGCCTGCAAAGCTCATGCCGCTCAGTATGCCACAGAAAATCAAGCAGTAAAAGTTCTTCTTTGCCCGGTGCCAGTCTGGTACCACGGCCCACCATTTGACAATACAAACTCCTGACCTTCGTTGGTCTTAATACAACAATGCAATCAACAGCCGGGCAATCCCACCCTTCTGTCAAAAGCATTGAATTACAAAGCACGTTATATTTACCGATTTCAAAATCACTCAGCACCTTTGCGCGATCCTCGCTGTTCCCATTTACTTCGGCAGCGCTGAAACCGATACCATTCAAAATATCCCTAAACTTTTGGCTGGTCTTAACCAGCGGCAAGAACACTACAGTCTTTCTATCCATACAAATTTTAGCCATTTCAGCCGCAATCTGATTCAGATAAGGATCAAGCGCTGTACCAAGATCACCGGTTTTAAAATCACCAGCTTGGGTGCCAACGCCAGTTAAATCTAATTTCAAAGGAATAGTCTGCGCTTTGATCGGCGACAAATAACCTTCTTTGATAGCTTTGGGTAACGTATACTCGTAGGCCAGACTCTCAAAACACTGCCCTAAATTACGCATATCGCCCCTGTCAGGCGTTGCAGTAACACCCAGCACCTTAGCGCTGTCAAAATGCTCCAGCACCTTCTGATAGCTGTCTGAAAGTACATGATGCGCTTCGTCTACGATGATCGTATCGAAAAAATCATTAGCAAATCCGTTTAAGCGTTTTTCCCGCATCAGCGTTTGCACAGATCCAACGACTACCCGATACCAACTGCCTATACAGGTATATTCAGCTTTTTCCATCGCCGATTTTAAACCTGTAGCCTGCTCGATTTTGTCACAGGCCTGCTGCAGCAGTTCAAAACGGTGCGCTAAAATCAGAACCCTGTCTCCCTGCTTAACCCGTTCCTCTGTAACCTTTGCAAAGACTATAGTTTTACCGCACCCAGTCGGTAATACCAACAGGGTGCGGTTTATTCCTTTATTCCACTCGTCAAAAATAGCCTGTTTAGCTTCTTCCTGATATGGACGCAGCTGCATTAGAAAGCTCCGGGACGAAATGCAGGAGTAGCCTGCGGCTGTCCTTGATATAAGTTCTGCTGCTGTGGTGCTGCCGCAGTAGGTGCTATTGCCGCTGTATTTTCAGGATCATAAAAGCGTTTTATTTCGTTATACTGCTTACCATCATGCATACGGATACCGATCTTAGCCCTGCCTTTTCGACCAACCACACGTGGCCAATCCATTTTCAAAGGCTCGCCGTGCTTTTTCAGCCCAATACCGATAAAAAAAGCCGAAATCATACCTTCTGTACGAGAATGTAAGAACAAGTTATGCCTAATACGGGCTTCGCCTTCTGGTGTTTCAACTACCAAAGTTATTACAGCTTTATTACAGGGCGGTAACTTTTCGCTGCCTTCATGACGGGCACGTTGAAACTCTAATACCTTAAATTCATAATCACCTTCCGGCAGAATGATAAAACCGGCGCTCTCCTTTTCAATAGTATCGTCCCAGCCTAATTCTCTTTCTTCTACGGGTACTGCTTGTCCTAATTGTTCAAATGCCATTGTTATATTCTCCTTTATCTATTCAATATTATTTAAACTACATTGAGTTTCTTAAACTTAAAAAGGTATCTCCCTGTTCTCTTTGATCAAAGCAAAGACATTGGGCCATGCTCCTATCAAACATCCCTGTACAAAATCCTCTGCGTAATTTTCAAAAGGTGTTCCCTCTGGATAATAGCCACGCTGGGCAACAACCTTTTGAATTTCGGCAAGCGTTACCCCTTCCGGCGCCATTAAATCAGCCAATGCTTTGGGCACACAACTTGGAATTACTTTTGACGTTTGTACAGTCACTGTATCATCTGATGCTGTTACAGGAATAAGAGCCGGATCTACAGATATTAGTCCCGAAGGCGTATCTATAATTGCAGCGGCACTAGAAACCGGCGCCGTAACCGTTTCCGACTGCATTACAACTGGCTGCGACACAGGCTGCAAAGCTTCCGTATTGGAATAAACCAGACAGCCACGAATACTTTTAAAATCAAAGGGTAATTCTTCCGGTAGATCCTGCCTGTTCTTTGCATCCCAGTTAGGATGATGCGTCGTATACATTACCCGCTCACCACCAGCGGCCTTGCATTTCTTCCCGTCCTTATCCTGTGCGATCACGATAGTCTTATAGTTGGCAAACAGCAGTATATCAGCCCACTCTTTGACCAGCGGAGCAGTCTGCGATGAAGTCTTTTTACCAAGCTTCAGCTCATACCGGTCAAAACTTCCACCTTCATTAGGCAATTCAAACTTACGCATCTGCATATGTGCTGTTAAAACAACATTGATCCCAATCTCTATCACATCAGAAAGCAGATTTAAAAAGCGTCCAAATTCTTCCCTTACAAAAATATAGCCACTGCCATAACCAAAATCTTCGATCCCATTTTTTCCATTTTTAGCACATACATGACCCACGCAAAGCTGTTCTGCCCAGTCAATCGTATCAATAACCAATGTTTTACAGCAGGTTGGATTTTTGATAACCTCTCTAACCTCATCCAGCAACATCGTCCAAGAAGTCGGCGCCGGTAATCTGGCAACATCATAGACATTCGTACTGCCTTCGGTATCGATAAACAGCGGATCCGGAAAATCAGCGGCAAAAGTAGTTTTGCCAATACCTTCAGGACCATAAACTACAACTTTTTGCGGCTTTACAATCAGCCCTCTGGTAATTTGAAACTTCATATCCATATTCCTCCTAATCAATAATCTCTACGCGCTCTAAAGCAAAAGCCACCAAGGCACAAGCTACCTTGCTAATTGGCTGATGCGTTTTTCTTGATAAATCGACTACCTGCTGATGCAGTTCCGTAGATACCTTTAATGGTTTAGGGTACTGTTCAGGTATGTAAATTTCTTTTTTCAAAAACAAAGTGTCCTTATTTGAATTCATTAAAATTCACCCAACTTCCATGTTTTATTGTTCTCGTTTGGCAGGCTACCGTTATCCTTTTTAACATATCCGTCCTCGATAATAACTGAACACTCTTTGCCACTGCTGACACGTGTAGCGATTACCTGCAGCTGTTCTTGTTCTAACCATTTACCAAATTCATTTAAAGTATCCTGATCCATCTGCTCCAGCTTATCCATGAGCACAAAACCACAGTTCGGATTCAATTTGCGGACAATAGCAGTAGCTACTTTAAGCTGCTCACTGCCGCTCATGTTATCCCACTTATTCCCACGATAAATCAGCTCACCATTTTCAACAGACAATTCCGGCAGCGGCAAGTCTGCGTTTTCCAACAACTTTAAGCGCTGCGCTCTAATATCTTCGATTGATTTTGTCAGTTCATCATATTGCTGACTATATTCTTCAGCTTCGATCTCAGCCTTTTCCTTGTCCATATTGGCCCTGATTTTAATATTCAGGCGGTCTATGTCAGAGATATTCGCTTCCAGTTCTGCCGTACTTTCATCCTGTAAATCTGCGGCCGACTTACGGGCAACCGAAACTGCAGCTTCAGCTTCTTCAAGCCGGTTTTTCGCTTCGTCAAAAGCAATCTGTGCTTTAGCTAATTCTTCTTCATACTGCCGGCACATTTGCCGCTTGCGCTGATTTTCGCCGTTCCTGGCAAGTATCGTCTGCTGCTGCTTAATTAGATCAGCTGCAGAAACGAGTTCTTTCGGAACATCCGGATACATTTCAAGCTCAGCAGCATACTTTTTCTTTTGGTCAGCAATGCGCCCAACTTCATATCGCCTGTTATAAATTCTTTGCTCTTCAGCATCTAACTGGTAAAGTTTTTCCCCGATCCCGATTATCTGCAAAAGAGCATTGGCCTTTTCTTTATTATTTGCATTCAAAAATTTTGGCAGGTCTAAAGCAAGTTGTGCTACAAACTCATTTAAAATCTGCTGGCCGCCTTTATTCCCCTGCGGGTCTATGACCTTTAAGCTACCATTGACGCCTTTTCGCTCAACAATAAGCCCATTAGATAACTCTATATGTAGAATTGGAGGAGTAACAGATCCTTGGCGCTGTGGCTCTGAAGGCTTGTATCTTTCCCCACCGAGTGCCCATGCAATAGCATCTAGAACGCTGGTCTTGCCCTGACCATTTTTACCGCCAAGAATAGTCAAGCCATTTGCTGAAGGCACTAATTTTACCGCTTTAATTCTTTTAACATTTTCAAGTTCAAGACTGTTAATTTTTACTGTCATTGAAATAGCTCCTTTTCTTTTTTCAGCCACCATATAAGCGTAGAACGCTTAACTCCTATGATGATTGCTGCTTTTCTAACGGAACACCCTTGTTCTATTAAACTTTTAGCTTGCGCAATAAGCTCAATACGTTCTGCTTTTGATCTGTAATTGGCTGTTTCTCGTGGCATAACTTTTGCTAAAGCTAAATCTGTATCAACGCTGTTTACTATAGCTATGTATAGAGCTGCATAATTCTCAACAGGAAAATTTAAACCGTAATTCATTGTCAATCCTTCCATTTATGCTATAATGTAGACAATACAGGTTGTTCACTGCAAAATGTATTAACCTTTGAGCTATCGAAGTTGCCGCTTCGATAGCTCTTTTCTTTTAATTCATTCCGGCAACTTTGCACCAGAGCCATAAGCCTGCAAACACACCAAACCATGTTCCAACAGCAATCACAGCAATTTGACAACATAACTCTTTCCACATCTCACCACGCCCTTTCTAAAAACATTCCCAAAATAATCAGTGATGCTGCTATCAGTATCTTAGGGAAAATTTCACTCTCAGCAAAAAAGTACCAAACATAAATCCCTAGTGTTTTCATAATGCATCCCCCCCAACAGCTCTTTTGTCCTTTTCCGCAGCATTAACCATAGCTGTCAGATGAGCTAAGTCATCAAACGAATAACCATTATTCCCCAACTCGAGTTCTAAAGATGCCATGTCGCTATTAAAAGACCTTAAGCTTTCAATTAAATCGGCTAAAATATACGCTGGAATTTTACCAGAAACAGCCTGAATCGCTTTAGCGTATGCATCTACGCTTTCCAGCTGTGTAGATCTGTCTGATATCAAATTAAATATTTTCTTGGGCAGTTGTTCCTGCATTATCTATTTCACCTCCTCACTTAACAAGTAATTATCAAGGGCATTTTGAGTTACATAGCGGTATTTCCCGCGCAATACATAAGGTAACCGCCCTTCATCAAAAAGCTGCTGTAAAAATTCATTTCCGCAACACAGCAATATTCGTACCTCATTGATTGGATAAAGCATACGGCGCGGTACTTGTTTTAAAGCTCGCTCCCTCTGTTCTTTTTTGGTTGGTCTGGCCAAATCAAACACTTCCTTTCTGACGGCAAGTAAGCCACCGGCTAAATAATTTATCTGTGTATCCTGTAAATACAAGCTAACATTTGCAAAATAACTCCAACCATAATACAACGTATTAAAAACTAATCTTCCATACCTCGCTTCTTTCCAAGAGCAAGCCCATTGCTTATTTAAGCTTTCGGATTTGCTCTTTTTGTTTTACCAGTTCAGGGTTTTGCATCTTTAAGCTCCTTTCTATAATTGTTATGTTATAATTTAAATAAATTTTTATAGAAGGGACGGCGTTAATATGACTCCTGAACTAACAACAGTGAATACTGTTATAACTGTTTTATTAACTTTACTAGTAACATATTTGTCTGATTCCATTAGAACTTCGATATCAAAACGGAATGCAGTAATTGCTGCCTACAAGCTACTTTTAAATCTGCTTCTTATTGAATCAAAAAACTTGAGATTTCTATCAGAAAACTCAAATGAAAATGCTCCCATAATTCTTCCTCAGTCAATGCCATACAACTTATCAGTTTTTGAATCTTTTCAAATTTGCCAAGTTGACCCTCACACAAGCTTTTATCTGCTAGATGCTTGCGAACGCTATAACTTGTTAAGAAATAATTCTGTTAAATTGAATAGCGATCATCTAGAAACAATGCGAGAAGCTTTAATCTCTGATTACAAACTATTAGAAAAAGAATTAATTGAAGTTAATAAAAGAACGTGGTTTTATTATTGGCTGATAGATATAAAAGGATTGTTTATCAGTCCCCCCGCAACCATTCTAGAAAAGTCCCCACTAGATAAATAATAAAAACAAACAAAGCAACCACTGATATAATGGTCGACACAGCTATAATCACTTGAATAAATGTAGAAAAAAGAAGGCTGCTTAATTCTACTTGTTGAAACTCTGTTGCTATGGGCATCAAAACGGTCACTTTATTTACACCTTCTCTTTTGTTGCATTTGTGCAACAAATCAATCAAAAAAAATTCTGCTAGGTTCTTTCAACTCTAGTATTTTGCTCATTGAGGCGGCTTCATCTACTGAAATTTTACAGCGTCCATTAAGTTTTGCATTTACACTTTTGGTCGTCAGGCCAAGTTTTTTAGCCAGTTCCCTCTGCGTTATGCCTTTTTCAGCTAGAACACCGCGCAGCTTTGCTAAGTTCATCTAATATCACTTCCTTTGCTTTCCTGTGTTGCATTTATGCTACAAAATTATGATAACAGCACATAATTCAAAAGTCAAGCATAAATGCAACGGATTTTATATTTTTGTTTTACTTTCCGTTGCATTTATGTTATTATTGGTTTAAGTAGTAAAGAGAGGTTTTTACAATGAGCGAAAAAGAATTAACAGAACTAATTGAAAAAATTAAACTTCGGCGATTGGAACTCGGTCTATCCTATCAGGAACTTTCGGATTTAACAGGCATCAACAAATCTACTCTTCAAAGATACGAAACAGGATTCATCAAAAAAGTTCCTATAAACCAAGTTCAAATAATTGCGAAAGCTCTAAATGTAACTCCAGGTTATCTAATGGGGTGGGAAAATGATAACGAAAACCAAACCTATTACCTCAACCCTGAAGCAGCAAAAATGGCACAGGAAATTTATGATAATCCTCAATACAAAGTATTATTTGACGCTACCAAAAAACTAAAACCCGAAAGCATTAAAGAAGTTATGAAATTTATTGATTACCAAAAAGCCAAAGAGGAAGGCGATCTCAATGAGTAGAACTATCTTATATGACTTGCCTCACGACGTTCGAGGCTTTGTTAGAGAAGATATTGATGGAGAGGCAATTTTCATCTTGAATGCCCGCTTAACGAGAGAATCTAACATGAAAACTTACCTGCATGAGCAGGAGCATTATGAAAAAGATTGTGGTAAGAACCTTTGTGTTGACGAAATAGAAGCACAAAGGCATAAATAAAAGAGATAACGGGCTAGATATCAACAATCCATATTTTTGATAAATCATTATTTCAATGTATCAAAAAATGCTTATTTTGACATATATTCAGACTTCACATATCAATATCTTCTAATTTTGATAAAAGGATGGTTATTATGGCTTACCCTACTTTAAAAAAATTATATTATCAAAACGAGAATACATGGAAAAAAGAATATCAAAACCGCTATTCAGCTCCCTTTACTGAACGTTTTGAATTTACAATTAAAGAATATAATCATAAAGAAGAATTTAATGCCTTTTTGTGTTATACACCAGAAATTGTCAAATTAATGGATTCAATTTACCAACTAAATATTGAGCTTATATCATTGCATCAATTTCTTCCTCCAGCTGCACTTATACAATATACGCAGTACTGTATGGTAGAGGAAATTCAGTCCAGTAATGAAATAGAAGGAGTACGTAGTTCTCGTAAAGAAATACGTGAAGCTATAGTTCAACTTAAATCTTTGCAACGCGAAAAACCCTCACGCTTTTACAGCATTGTAGAAAAATACAATAAACTTATCAGTCGTAAAAAAATAGATTTTAAAACATCAGCTGATATTAGAAAGTTTTATGACAGCTTTGTATTAGACGAAGTAGTTGCCGAAAACCCTAAAAATACCCCTGACGGGAAAATATTCAGATCCTCCAGTGTAGAAATCTTATCAGGAACGCAGAAAATCTTGCATGTAGGTCTCTATCCAGAAGATAAGTTAATCTATGAAATGGATAAAGCATTATTATTTTTGAATAGCGACAAAGCCCCTTTTTTTGTTCGGTTAGCAATATTCCATTATTTATTTGGATATTTACACCCATTCTATGATGGCAACGGCAGAACAATAAGGTTTATCACATCGTACTATATAGCTGTTAACTTCTCTCCTTTAACCGCATTTAATTTATCCCTTTTTATAAAACGCAATAAAAAAATATATTATAAAATGTTTCAAGAAACCCATAATTCTTTAAATTGTGGCGATTTAGGCTTTTTTGTAACGGAATTCCTTAACATTATAAAGCAATCTATGAAAAAGACTATAAATTATCTAAGTGAAAAAATAAAAGAACTGGACAAATACAATCGTCAAGTTAAAAACCTAAAACTTCCAGATGAATTAACATCTGAAATCTATAATGTTTTATTGCAAGCAACCCTTTTTGCCCCTACCGGAATAACGATGCAAGATATAATTTCTTCCTTAGACAAATCTAGAAATACAATAATTAAAAGATTGGATAGTATACCAGATGAACATTTAGTTATTGATACCTCGGAAAAACCCTATCGTTACAAATTAAATTTAACTATTTTCAATAAATAAAAAAAAGACCGCCCCTGCGCCAACAGGAACGGTCAACGTAACGCCCACCCCTACAGCGAGCTGATTACTATAAATATTATAGCACATCAGCTCTGCTACTGCATACCCAAATTACAGTAAAGGAGCTGATTTTTTATGTCTATCGTAAAAAAAGCAGGACGAAAAAAGCCATATTATTATGTAATCAGTACCGGTCAGAAATTGCCAAATGGCAGGTACGAAAAAATATGGTCTACTACCGGTTACTTAACATCAAAAGAAGCATTAGATGCTGAAGCAGAAGCTCGAGTAGCAATCAAGCAACGGACCTATATAAAGCCAGAAAAAATATCTGTAACTGCTCTCTTAGAAAAATTCATTGATACTAAGATAGAAATAAGGCCTGCTACACGGACACAATATACCGCAGCTAAAAACCGTGTATCCAAGCAACCCTTAGGTTCAAAAGAAATTCAAAAAGTGGATGTCTTTGATGTCGAAGCATATCGTCAGTGGCTACATAAAGACACTAAACTTTCACAGCAAACGATCCGTGAAGAGCTATCCTTTTTACGTTCAGCTTTTACCTGGGCAGCTGATAATGACATTATAGTAAAATCACCTGCCAGACGATTAAAGTTACCACCGAAACCGGGACCTAAAGGAATTCATGCAGAGCTGTCATATTTATTAAAAATATTAGACATCGTAAAAAAAGAGGCTTATGCTGATCTTTATATCCCCTGTCTGCTTGCAGGTTTCTGCGGGTTACGAATATCAGAGATCTGCGGTGTTGAATTACAATATCTTTCTGAATCAGGTGTACAGGTAAAACATAACTTATTGCGTATTGACGGTATCCCAACACTTGCACCTCTAAAAACCAGAACATCGGAGCGTTTTGTGCCTTTCCTGCCCTTTGTATGGCGAGAAATAGCAAAGTACATGGAATTCATCAAATCCTGCCATAAAAATGCTATTAGGCAAAGAATGGAGCTTATACGGGATGGAAAACTTGATCCAACTCATTCTGATCCAGCATGGCAGAATAGCCTTAATTTATTATACGTTTTCCCTGAAGATGGTCGTCCCCACATCAAAGATTTTATAGAACGCCGCTGGCGAAAATTCAAAGAACAAAACGAAAAAATGCAGGAGCTATTTAAGGAACAACCACACCTTGCCGGTATGAGAATTCACGACTTTCGTCATTCTCTCGGCGCCAATATGCGTGACCAGGGTGTAAGTATGGCAGACATATCAGAATTACTTGGTCATTCTGATGCAGAATTTACCAGGGTAACTTACGCAACACCTCTTAAAGACACTCATGCCAAAGCTATGCAAAAATACGGAGAAAATATACAACAATTTTTATCTTAA